AATAAAAAAGGGAAATAATTTAGACCTCGATGCAACATTGAAAAGGTTCGAGGCAAAAATGAACGTTCACGGACTTACAAAGCACTCTCCCCTTCTGCTCAAATGGATGCTTCAAAATGAAGATAACATCAATTGGGAAGGCTTCAAAAAGGCCTTCTTCCATCCACAAAACCCGAACCCTCTAAAACTATTCTTCAAATGACACACGCACGCCGCGGACAAATTTTCCAAGAGGTGGAAAAAAACCACCCTAGATCCAACGAATTCAACCTATCACATGACAGAAAATTTTCGACTTCCTTCGGAAGTTTAACACCTATCATGGTCATGGACTGCGTACCTGGCGACAAAGTGCGGATCAAACCTTCAGCAATGGTAAGGCTTGCCCCCCTCATCGCTCCAGTAATGCACCGCATGAACGTATTCATGCACTACTTCTTCGTACCCAATAGACTCATATTCAAAGCTTGGGAACCCTTCATCACTGGTGGTGAAGATGGAGAAGATAACACGGTATATCCTTATGCAAATTACGATCCTCAAAACTTCCTGTCAGGAAGCCTGCCTGACTATATGGGCTTGCCAATAGATACGGACGTTATTGCAGGCGCGAACCTCAATACCCGCATATCTTCAATGCCCTTCGCGGCTTACCAAAAGATATTCAACGAATATTACCGCGATCAAAACTTAGTGGACAAAGTACTCGACTCTGTCGGCGCTGGTGCTATGTTACCTGCCGACTTTACAGAAATTAGCACGCTACGGAACCGTGCTTGGCAACATGACTACTTCACTAGTTCCCTACCGTGGACACAAAAAGGCCCTGAAGCTATGTTACCGCTTGGCGATACCGCACCACTGGACTACATAACAAATGACGCCGCGGTCGCCTCTGACATATCAGGAAACCCGCTAACTGGATCTGCGAACGTTAGTACAAATATTGCAGGAAATAGACTTCAGGACACAAGTTCTAATATATCACTAGACATCAGCGACTCTCATGTAGCTGACCTATCACAAGCAACCGCCTCCTCAATTAACGATCTACGGCGCGCTATGAAACTTCAAGTATGGCTAGAAAGAAACGCTCGCGGCGGATCACGATACATAGAAAGTATATCAATGCACTTCGGTGTAGAGTCCTCGGACAAAAGACTACAACGCCCCGAATATATAGGCGGCCTCAAAACCCCGATCAAGGTTAGTGAAGTACTTCAAACATCGGAAACTCTTTCAACCCCTCAAGGAACAATGGCCGGACACGCGATCTCGGTCGGTGGCGGCGATAACTTCCAATACAACGTCGAGGAACATGGCTACATAATAGGCATCATGTCTGTAATGCCTGTAACCGCATATCAACAAGGAATTCCACGTCACTTCCAAAGGATTGACAAATTCGATTACTACTGGCCGGAATTCGCTCACATAGGGGAACAACCCGTCATGAACGCCGAAATAGCTCATACTGGTGACGCGAACTACAACTCTGGTATATTCGGCTACGTTCCCCGCTATTCAGAGTACAAATTCATCTCTAACACCGTTCACGGTGACTTCAAAAATACCCTCGACTTCTGGCACTTAGCTCGTAAATTCGGATCACCTCCGAACCTCAATGAAGATTTCATCACTATGGACGATAATGAGATAAAACGGATCTTCGCGGTCGGCTCGAACGACCAAAAGTTATGGTGTCAAGTCATTAACGAAGTACACGCAAGACGGCTCATGCCGATCTTTGGAACCCCAAAAATTAACTAAAATGAGATATTCAAGAAAAAAACGCCGTCGCTCAAATTCACCACTAAAAAAGAGCAAAAGAGCCTCTAGAAGGATCAACAGCTATCGAACCTCGCGCGGCGGAATAAGACTGTAATGCCCTCGCTCCAATGCGTGGCTCCGATCACGCTATATAGAAAAGGGGGACACCAAATCGGCAAAAAATTCCGATCAGACGTCGTAGCGTGTGGCAAGTGTCCCCCTTGTTTACGAAAGAGGCAACATGGCTGGATCTTCAGGCTACAACAAGAGGAAAAAGTTTCTTCCTCCTCGGCATTCATTACCCTCACTTATGAAGATCAATTCCTCCCCTTCAATGACTCTGGACACATGACCCTTGTAACAAAGGATCATCAACTATTTATAAAAAGACTTCGCAAGAACATCAAAGAACATTTCCCAGAGGAAATAGAAAAGCCAATAAAATACTACGCTATCGGCGAATATGGTGACGAAAAGCACCGTCCTCATTATCATTCAATAATGTTTAACCTCCCTACCTCTTACCTCGATCACCCCCAGTTGTTGGAAAAAGACTGGCAAAAAGGACGGACGCAAATAGACCCATGTAACCAAAAGACGATTGCCTATGTAACCGGCTACATGAAGAAAACTATGTACACGGAAGAACGTGACCCACTGGACGACAGAAAACCCGAATTCTCAATGATGTCCAAAGGACTTGGCGCGAACTACCTTACCCAAAATAGGGTAAAATACTATCAACAGCAACTCAACCCGTTCTTGGTCGTAGAGAACGGACAAAAAGCTCCGATCCCTCGGTATTATAAGGATCAAATATTCAGCAAGCAACAAAAAGAGATTATTAACGCCAAAACAGAAAAACACATGCAGGAAAACCCGTCATGGACGGATGAAAAGGAACGACACGACATCGTGTCCCATCAATTCCACTTACAAGAAAGAAAGAACAATATCAAAAAACGCACGCTATGACAGCAAAGAAAAAAGTAACAAAAAAGATAACCGAACCAACTCAAGACGAAAAGCCAACTCGCTTTCGTATCCAATTCGATTTCGACTACAATGGCGATCCCGGCAAAATGATGAACGGTATCTCTAAAACTCAGCCCGACATGTCCCTCACTGTCCGGCAACTCCTTGAGAACCACACGCGCGGACGTGTCTCGGACGTACAACACAAAGAGCCTATATACTTCGACATGCCCGTCCCTACAATTAGCGACATAACCGACGTTCACGAATTCAAAAAGTCACTAGAGGAACGTCTAAAACTCACCAATGAGTGGATTGAAAAAGACTTACGGGAAGCTGCGGAAAAAAAGGAAGCGGAAAAAAACGCGCAAAAAAAGCACAAAGATATTCTCGACGAACCCGAAAAGGAAGGAGAACACGGTCAACTCGAAATAGAGTAGACCCCCAAAAAATACAACACGAAAAAAGGCTTGTCAGGTCTCCTGACAGGTCTTTTTTGTGTAGGTGAAGTGCAACGGAACCAACTAATCAAAAAGAGCGCCCTAGGGCGCGCAAATAAGCATCTATACCTTCTTGTCATATAGATGCTAGATGACACCTAATTGAGGCTCAAGCACTTACAACACAATAATAGAACGTAGTGAAAAAAAATGTGACACAAGTGCTCAGAGACTCTACAAAGTGTCTATCTTAACCAAAACAAAAAACAATAGGAAAAAATGCCAATGCCCCCACAACTCGCCGCTGCAATAGCTGGCGGCGCAATAGGACTCGGTGGAAACCTCCTCCAAAACTTCTGGAACCAAGGTCAAGCAAATAACCAAGGACAATGGAACCAAGAGATGCAACAGAACCAACAAAGGTTCGATCTCGACATGTGGAACCGCATGAACGCCTACAACTCCCCTCAAGCTCAAATGGCCCGCTTCAAAGAAGCCGGACTCAACCCTCACCTTATCTACGGCAAAGGAACCGCCGGAAATACAACCCCGCTAAAGTCTCCCGACGTTAAACCCTACAACAGAGCCGAAATGAACTCCGTCACGAACGGACTCGATGTATTCGGCGATATGTACCAATTCAAGCAACTCCAAGCCCAAACGGACAACACGCAAGCCAACACGGACGTACAAAATGCTACTGCACTGCTCACGGCAACTAAAAATGCACGTGAAGCTTTCCAACTCGGAAAAGACAACGAACTACGACAAACCTCAATAGATGCCGCACGGCTCGAACTCAACTCGGCGATCCATAGAAATAGGATCCTAGCAAATGAGTCATTCATATCAAGTGGAACGGTCAAAGAAAAACTCGGTAAGATCAAAACCGAATTCCTGAACGAAATAAAAAAGGGAAATAATTTAGACCTCGATGCAACATTGAAAAGGTTCGAGGCAAAAATGAACGTTCACGGACTTACAAAGCACTCTCCCCTTCTGCT